GCCTTTTGACGCAGGGCTGGTAAGTTGTCGCGGGTAACTGGGCCAGTGATCCAGTCACGGCCATTCTTGTAGGTGCCATCAGCATTCTTTGCAAACTCATCAATACGTTTCTGAGCTGCCTTTGCATCTTCAGTATTACGGCGCTTTAGTAGGTTGTCTTCAATCTGATTTAAGATCTGGCGTGGTGTCAATGTCTTACCCTCAGCTGCAGCAGCTGCTTGGATCTGAAGAGACTCTTGTTGTAATTCTGCTCGGCGCTTGAACTCTTCACCCTTTGGGTCAAGCACCACTACACTACCGGGCACAACAGGAATTCCTGCCAGCTGCGAGATCCCGCGGTCAAGTGTTGAACTGTCTCTACGATCCTCAGTTTGCAACAGCCTCAGAGCTGCTACAGCTTCCTTGCCTGTAATGCCTTTACCTACAAGACCCCAGATCTGATCTGGCCGTGTGATGGTGTTGTTGTAAATGCCAGACAACAAATTAAAGTTAACAGCTGCGTTACCTTCACCGCTTGGTGCCAGTAGATCCTTGAGCGTGCCGATAGGAATAGATCCCTCTGGCAGTGCTGTAAGTTGCGAAATAAGCTGTTTTCTCTTAGGACTGCCATCAGGCAATGGGAAGATCTGCTCAAGCAAATTAACTGCTGCAGCTTCACCCTCACGCTTTATACCTGCACGCTTTTCATCTTGAATTGATTTGCGAGTGTTAACGGCCACCATAAAGTTAGCAGTAACCTTGGCCACAGAATCAAAGTCATTGACAATCATGGACTGCAGGACCGGGCTCATCTTGCCAGCGCTGCCAGCCCTAATGTTGGCCAGTGTCTTCTCCGGGTCCATCATGTTGGCATCGGACATCAGCTCTTTAGTCACCGCGTTAACCTTTGCCTCACGCAGTGCCAACTCAAATTTTGTGCTGTATTCTTTTTGAAGTACCGCGTCACCCAATATCATTGACTGGGTTGTTATATTTTTTCTAAATATATCAGCAAGCTCATCTACAGATCTGGTTTTTCCAGTCGAATCAACAAAGTTGCCTTGAGATATTGTGGCCTCAAGAAGAAGTTTTGCATTATCAAAATCAGCATCAAACTTGGCTATGCGCTGGGCTTTCTCTCTTTTTAATTCTGCAGTGTATGCAGCATTGAGTACAGTGTTGCCGTGGGTGGCCATGGTTGCGCGGAACTTGATACCAGCTTCAGCGTCAACACTAGACAGGGATTTTGAGTACCCATCTGTCATCGTCTTGATTTTTGTGCCAACCTGCTCTGATGACGCTTTGCCTGCCTCAACGTCAGCCAGCAACTTGGCCAGCTCGTTACGGCCCTCCATCTCAAAGTGGCCAGACAATTCAAAGCTGCGAGCCTTGGCCACAGCTTGCTCAAATATATTCTGAGTGCCAATACTACCAAGACCAAGACCTGTAACAACACCATCTTTTGCCAGCTTAACTTGCTCTTGGCTGATTGGGTTGCTGGCCACAAACTGCAGGCCCTCTTCTTTTCTCATGGTGGCCGCGTCTGCAAATGCACTGGCGCTCATACGATCAAGAATTTGGGCCATAGTCCCAGCTGCTTGAGCTTGTGCACGCGGTCCAACATAGTCGATCTGCTGCTGTTGCACCTGCACTATTGGCGCGTTGCCAACAGAACGCACTTGCATTTGGCCTGATTCAATTCGTGTTGCCATTACATAGCCTTCAAAAATGTAGGTACAGCCTTGGCCAAGGTTGCATTGGCCAACAAGCCACCAGTCATTCTGGAAGCACTAGCAGCCTGCGTGTATTGGCCAGCCTGACGCTGGGCTGTAAATGTGTTCAAGTAATTCTGGTACTCAGTAGACTGACGCATGGCACTTGCGTCTTCAAAACCCATGACCCGCGCAGTCAATGCATTGAGGTCAGAGATCCCAACATCGCGCATGGTAGCGGCTACGTTCTCGCGCTGGATGCCAAGGTTTGATCCCTCACCAACAACCACTCCGCTTGCAGCAGCTCTGGCGCGTACAGACGCATTGGTAGCACGCATGTTTTTCAACAAAGTATTGCCAGCGATCTGGTAGTTCTGCGCCTCAATCTCAGCTCGCTTGATGGTGCGGCCAGCTTGGATGGTGGCGTACTGCTCAGACATGTCTGCTCGGACCTCTGCCACGGCCAGCGTATCTCGCGCCTGCAATAGGTAGCTTGTCTGGTTGTTAATTGCTTGAGCCTGCTGTGCTTGAGATGCAGCATAGGCATCAAGTAAACCTGCGCCTGCTGTCATTTGTCCGGGTGTTATTGCCATTTTTTATGTTCCTGAGAAAACCGCAACACGGTAGTCCAAACCCAGCAGGTTCATCTTTACTGGCAGATCTTGAGAGATCTCAATAAACTGCTCGCGGCTGTAACCAAGCACACCATTGACGCGCTTGATCCCAGTAAACTCTGGCACAGGGTCATCAAGCAGCGGATTGTCAAACAAACGAAACGCCACAGGCTGGTTGTTGATAATCATGTTTTGCGTTTTATTGACAATGGCGCTGATCTCAACAATACGCTTTTTAAACGATACCCGGCTACCAGTCTGCAGCTTTACCTCTGCAGGCATTGTCTTGACATACACCGTGATTGGTAGGCCAACCTCGTAGCTGGTGGTACTTGCCCGGTCAAACGTAACTGAGCCGCCACCGCTTACAGTTTCATTGCCTTGCGGAGATCCGTCTGTGATCACGTTTAAAGCCTTGGCCACGTGGGGCAGGCTGCTGGCGCTGGCTGCGGCACCGCCAACAAACGCGCAGTCAGTAAAGTATTCGTAGCCAAACAACTCAATAAAGAATCTGGTTGTGCCATTAAACACGCGCTGCGTTACCACGTAGATTGCGTTGACATCCACACCCACATCAATAAACAAACCATCGGTAGTAAATTCTGATGGGCTGGTTACCTGCTGAGAGCGCATGATCGAAAACACACCCATGCTGCCATCGTCGGTGTTTGTCATCAAGAGCAGGTCAGCCTCTTCTGTGCTGGATGCCTTACGCAAGGCAACCCGCTGCGGTCCCTTCAGTAGGTGGCCAGATAGCAAGGAGATCCGCTGGGTGATGTACGTCAGCTGGGTGTCGCTAAAGATAAACTCATTGAGAGACTTGCCTTGGCGCTGGATATAGATCGAGCCAGACTCCACCGATTGCACGCGGGTACCGGGCTTGATGCCATTGCGGCTGACATTCTTAAATGTAAAGGTCAGCGGGGTAACTGGGTCTGTACCAGTCTGCGGAATATAGAACTCACCGCCAGTGGTAAACACCTGAAAGTCACGCGAACTGATAATGTCGGTGATTACGTTCAAGTCATTGGTATCCAGCGTGGCCTCTACCGCGTCATCATCCAAAGACTCGGTTGGCACAAAATCAAAAAAGAGTCCAATCTTGGACCCCCAAATAGTTGATGGCCGGGACTTGCTGCCACCAAAGTACAGGCGGCCCTCATGGAATGACACGGTACGTGGCCATCCCTTTGTAGAGCTCCATACATCAACGTAACCACTCTCAAGCTCCCAACCCCCTGATGACACCGCTGCGGTGTCAAAGAAGGGGTATTCAGTGATTGCCTTGACCACTGTGGTGCTAACGTACTCAACAATACGAGCGCGGCCTTGGGTGGTCACGTTGATGTACTGGTTGACATTACCAGCTGAAAATACAGCAGACCCAGCTGTTAGTGTTACGTTTCCAGACACAGCGCTTGGTGTCAGGGTAGCAGCTGGGTTGGTGATTGTCTGGGTGAATGCGTACTTAGGAATGCTATCAAAGGTGATTGTGGTTGCGGTCCAAGCTGTGTCGCTTGTGCGGGTGATGCGTACAGGCTGCAGGTCAGGGTGGACAACAATCAATGTATCGGCAGACTGGACCCAGCACATGTCATCCACAATATCGCTGGCAATGGTGGTTGTCAGGTAGCTATTCCCGGTGCCGTTGATGTTGGCTTGCACCACACCATTCTTGATGACATGCATGCGGTTGTGGGTGAAGCACAGCATGTAACTGTCAGACACAGAGAACTGAAATGACACCAGACGCACGCCATTGGCCGCGCTGGGTGTGCTGCTGTTTGGCAGCTCAAAGATGTGTTTGGTGCCGGGTCTACGGCGCAGACCGCCTTGGGGCTGGATAAGTACGTTGGTGGCCTTGGCCAAGGCATTGTTGTAGGCAGCCAGATCAACCCGCGCACGTAGCAGGGGATCGAGCTCCCCTGTAGCAAAGTTGGTGGTGAATTCTACAAAGCGTGGCATCAGTTTCTCACTGCGATCAGGCTGTAGTCTTCAATGATTCGGACCGGGTTATTCTGGCCATCAATCTGCATGGCGGTACGCATGTATCCACCACGGCCATTTTCAGAGATGTCGCCAGTGGCCACGCGCTGCCACTTGGTGGACTTATCTTGCTGTTCGGTGATAGTCTCAGCAATGTGCCAAGCCACCATGTATTTAAGCAGCTGCACAAAGTATTGGGGCATAGCGTACTCTGGCACGCTAAATTGGTAGTCAATAAAGACGCTGGTCAGGTTGGTGAGTAGCTTGTCGCCTTGGATCTCCCAGTCCTTTTGGACAGGGCTACCGGGGTTGGCGCTGTTGTACACGGCGCGTGGGTTAGCTAGTTTGTCGCCCGGCAGCTGATACTCATAGCGCCAGACAGAATTTGGGGTGGTGATCAGCTGGGCCAGCTGCACCTTCTTCATGCCAAAGCTCCATGGGTATGTAACCAAGACGGAGTCTCTGATATCGGGATAGAGTCGGTCACACACGCTGGACTCATCGGTGCCATCGTTAAATGACGAAATAGCCTTGGCTCCAATTAGAAGCAAGGCATCAGAGCAGATTGATACACCAGTGTCGCCAGCAGCCATTTGAGCCTCTCAATGTAAGAAAGGCCACCCTCCGAGAATCCCCAGAAGATGGCCTATTTGCAACACTCCGAGTTTAATCGGTATCAGTTGCAGTTACGGTCACACCGTCAGTGATGTCAACCACAGTACCTGTGTTTGAATTCACATAGGCAGTAGACATTACAGGGGTGCCACCAGTTGCGGAGTAGCAGAAAATCAGATCGCCAACTTTAAGGATGGATGCAATCGTATTGAAATAGCCGGAAGCACGGATAACGCTTTGAGCGTCAGCGCTTGCGTAGCTATAGATAGATGGTGCATTACCAGCCTTGGATTGGCCGCCGATTGCGTTGAAGCCAGTAGATGAAAAAGCCATGTTAACCTCCTAGATTAAGATTCGCGGCAGGTAATCTGAACGATACCTTCTGCGTCGATGGCAACAGCACCAGCACTGAAAACTTCATTCACCAACCAAGAGGTCTTCTCGGCGATGTAGTTGATCTCAGTACGCATGGCAATACCTTCACCGTAGCCGATTGCATCCTTGTGGAACGCAAAGCAAACGCGGTCAAGAGAACCGTCGATGGCCAAGCCACCTTCAGAACGATCACCCAGCACATGGAATGTGAAGCCTAAGTAGGTATTGATCTCACCCTGCACCAGCGCTTTAACACTGTTGAAGTCTGAGCTCGTTA